AGCATATCAAGGGCTCAGTGTTTACTGCTGAGAATATGGCTGATAGAGCGAAGAAGCTCTGGAAGTATTGGCTATGGAGAGGCGGAAAGGCAGGGATGACCGTAGGTGGGATCGTTGCTGCCTGTGGTGATGATGCCAGGAAGAAAGGCATTAAGATCGATTTCAACTCAGTGCCGTGGAAGCCTCCGGCAGCCGACTCGATGGAATGGCACAGGCTGGCGCGTGATCATTGGCCGTGGCTCAAGAGCAACAAAAAGAAAGTTGAACAAAATGAGAAAGCTACTGAGCAAGCTGCTCAACAAACTACTGAGCCTCTTTTCCACGATGGCTGAAAAATGTGGAATGTATCTGCCTCCCCAAGAGCCCGATACGTGTCCGCATTGCTTTGGTTCTAAGCTCATACCTTGTGGAGAGATTTGGATCATTTGTCCTAGATGCTACGGCAGAGGAAAGATTGAAATTGAAGACAGTGAAACAAAGTAGAGTCAGGCTCTCGGTTCCGAAGTGGCTTGCAGCAAAGACGTTTCAAGTCGCGTATTCGCCCAACTGTGAGAGCCCCTGGCTGGTCAGGCTGGTTGGTTATGGTCAAGTTCACATTGACGGGCGACCATACGCCCCGATGGGACTTGGGGCTCTTGAACCAACTGGCGATGTGCTGGGCTTTGGTGCAACGTTTGCACTCGCTGCCAATAATGCTCTCAAGCACTGGGAGAACCAAAAGAGACTTGCTCAGGAGCGAATCGCTGAACAGGCTAAAGGGGGATTGGTCAGGTCGTGACCAATTGAGGTCTAAGCATGGCTAATAGATGTGGAACAATTTTACTTTGGAGCGATCAAGTGAAGTACAGCGAGTTTATTCAAGACAAGAGCCAGTGGAAGCATGATGCAGGCTTCAAATGTGGAGATCTTCCAGAGTTCTTATTTAATTTCCAGAGGCACTTGGTTGAATGGTCTTTAATGAAAGGTCGCTCAGCATTGTTTGCAGATTGCGGAATGGGCAAAACGGCAATGGAGCTTGCATGGTCGCAGCAGGTTATCGAGCGAGAAAATAAGCCAGTCCTGCTGCTTACTCCAATTGCTGTCGGAGCTCAGATGATAGGAGAGTCTGAGAAGTTTGGAATACAGGCTCGCCGATCAAGAGATGGCAAGTGTGATGGATCGCCGTTGGTTTGGATTGCAAACTATGAGCAATTGCACAAGTTTGATCCTTCAATGTTTGCTGGAGTAGTCTGCGATGAGAGCAGTGGAATAAAAGACGCGAATAGCGAACGTAAAGCGATGGTAGTAGAGTTCATGAGGACAATTAAGTATCGACTGCTATGCACAGCTACAGCAGCTCCGAATGATTTTTGGGAGCTTGGAACATCGTCTGAAGCATTAGGGCTTCTCGGTTTTCGTGACATGATCACAACGTTTTTTAAGCAAGAGACAGGAAAAGACCACTTAGGTTGGGGGCGTACTAAATATCGGTTTCGTGGTCACGCGCAAGAACCTTTTTGGGCGTGGGTATGCTCTTGGGCAAGGTCGCTCAGAAAGCCTTCGGATCTAGGTTTCTGTGATGATTGGTTTGATCTACCGCCATTGATTGAGAAAGAGTATGTCGTTGAAACTGCCGAGTGCAGGGACGGGATGCTTTTTGCTATGCCAGGGGCATCGCTTCATGAGGAGCGAGCCGAAAGAAGAAATAGCATTGGTGAGCGATGCGAGAAAGCAGCGAGTATTGCTTTAGGTCATGATGGTCCAACAGTTTGCTGGTGTGAGCTAAATGATGAAGGGGATCAATTGGAAAGAATGATTCCAGGATCGAAGCAGATCAAAGGATCAATGAGCGATGAGCAAAAAGAAGAGTACCTAACAGCATTTTCATCCGGTGAGTTAAAGCATTTGATAACTAAGCCAAAGATAGGAGCTTGGGGGCTTAATTGGCAGCACTGTTGCAACGTTGTTAGCTTTCCGTCTCACAGCTATGAGCAATACTATCAAGCTGTGCGTAGATGCTACCGTTTTGGGCAGAAAAATCCTGTCAACGTCTCGATCATTGTTGGAGAGGGCGAGGCTGGTATTCTAGAAAACCTGAGGCGAAAAGCTGCTCAGTCAGCGATACTATTCGAGTCAATAGTGGCTCACATGAAAGATGCAATGCATTTGCAAACACAAGACTTTTTTCCAGATAGCGAGGTAATTCCGTCATGGCTGTAATTGAACAAGTAATCAAAGAGCGATATGCAATTTACAATGGTGACTCTGCCGAAGTGTTTGAGAAGTTGCCGAGTGAGTCTATTCACCACTGCATATACTCGCCACCATTTGCAACAGAGAATGGTGGGGCGCTGTACAACTACTCATCATCGGTCCGAGACCTTTCGAACGCTCGGACCTACGATGAGTTCTTTCAGCACTACGAGTACATTTGTGAGCACATTGCCAGGGCTCTTATTCCAGGTCGTATCGTCGCAGTTCATTGCATGGACGTTCCAAAGCAAGGTAGCAACATTTGCGGTTACTCAGATTTTCCAGGTAAGATCATCAAACTACATGAAAAGCTTGGGTTCGACATGCTGCCTAGGATTTGCATTTGGAAAGAGCCGTTGGCTGTTCGACTAAGAACTATGGCTAAGGCTCTAGCTCATCGCCAGATTTGCGAAGACTCAACTCAGACAAACATCGCAGCGGCAGACTACCTACTGACGTTTCGCAAGCATGGCACTAACCCGATTCCTGTAACTCATCCTCAAGGACTTATGGAGTACTACGGATCTCGTGAGATACCGCATGACTTAATGAGGTATCGCGGGTATGAGGGCAAGCAAACCGAGAATCGATACTCTCAGTATGTGTGGAGAAACTATGCGTCTTGCTTCTGGGATGACATTCGCTTGGACAATGTGCTTCCCTATGAGGAGTCAAAAGACGATCAAGACGAGCGTCACCAGCACCCATTGCAGCTAGATGTAATTCAGCGAGCGGTCCAAATGTGGACTAATGAAAATGAAGTAGTGGCTACTCCATTCATGGGGGTCGGGTCTGAGGTTTACGGACCTGTAAAGATGGGTCGCAAGGGCATTGGATGTGAGTTAAAGCCAAGTTATTTTCGACAAGCTGTGAAAAACTTAGAGTCGCTGTCACTGAACAAGAGCAGTGATACACAGTTGGGATTGTTTGGCAGTGAGTCATGAAAAGTGTATGCATCATTTGCAGCAAAGAGTTTCCCCAAGTCAATGGAAGTAATGTGTGTGGGGATAAATGTAGGCTAGAGCGTAAGCGACGATACGCTAGGTTGGTCTCTTGCGGTGAATCATCGGAGAAACTCAGCTATTAGAACTTCGCAAAAGTCAGCTAGAGTTGACCGACTTCGAGGATCTGATGGCTAATAGCTCTGAGCCAGTAATTGACGTTGGTGAGTTTGTCCAGTTGGAGTTGTTTTGATGACTTACATAATCGAGGGAGAGAGCAGCAACGGCAGAAAGATTGTAGTTGCTGCTACGGATCAAGACGTAGCTCGATGGATCGTCAATCTCGATATCGAGCATGCTGAGTTCTATCATGGCAATGAGGCAGGCAATTGCTTTGAAGCCTCTCTGATCTTGTTGATGCATATCACACGGCATGAGGAGTTTGAGCGTGATCAGGTTCGGTTGTGTCACGGCATTGCTGATATGCTCGCTGGTCATTTGGGCCGTGGTGCTCATGCTTGGGTTGAGTTTCTGGAGCGTGGTCAGTGGTGGGTGATTGATGCTACGGTCGTTGGTGGACCGATAAGAGTTGCAACTCAAGAGCAATTCTACGAGGGCAACAAGATCAAAGCTGACTGCGTTGACTATTATCTGCCCTCTGAGATCCTGAGGCTGGCTGATCTTCACGGTGAGAGGCTTCACTGTGGCCCTTGGAGACTTCCAAGGGACACGGAGCACGATGAAACATTTACATGCGAGTTCGTTCTATGATTGAAGATCTGCAAGGATGGAACGATTTTAGATTCACTGCCTCAGTCTCAAACTGCTGGTGGTGTGGGTTACGGTTCAAGCCTCCAGGGTGGTTTGCTCCCTGGCTAATTGAGAGAGCCCACATAGTCAGCTCGCCGCGCAGAAAGGATCGAAGGGTTGCTGCTCTGCTCTGCTCAAGGTGTCACAAGGTCTCTCATGGAGAGCGAATCTTGATTCCTGGCAGCGTGGTGCTCAAGCCGAGTGTTGGGCACTTGCTTTGGCTAAAGGCGAAGAACGATTGCTTTTACTATGATCGAGAATACATGGCAAAGAACTGTTTAGGCCGATTGCCTGAGGCAGTAGAGCCTCCAGAGGATCGGGTTTGGTCAATACCGGCTTCCCGCTGGGGTGAGTGGTTAAAGAGATTTGCGACGGTGCAATTCTCAGAGATTCAACAACTTAGAGAGGCCGCTAGAGAATTTGGCGGGTATGCAAAATGACAATTCGAAAAGAGCTTG